TTACTTGACACGGAACCCAATTTTAAGGTAGAATATACAAGAAGTGGGAATCCTCGACCCGGCTATTATGATCGTGCGGACAGCCTTATAGTGGCGCGCGCCGCATGTGAATTATGGAAGAAAAAAAGCTTAAAATCTTAAAAGACATTCTTGGTGCGTATAGCAAATCAAGAAGCGAATATTTGTTTTATTGTCCCTATTGCGACCACCACAAAAGGAAATTTTCAATTAATATTGAAAAAAATGCCTATAAATGCTGGATATGCGATTCGCGTGGTATCAATATACAAAGAATAGTTCGTAAATTTGGAACCTATAAACATCGACAGCAATGGGAACAATTAGAAGCCCGCGTCGATTATTCTATTTTAGAAACTCTTTTTGATTTCCCAAAAGAAGACAAACAGGTGGCAGAACTGCCAAAAGAGTTTATTTCATTAGCAAATAAGGAAATCCCACCAACAGGCTTTCAAGCTCGAAAATATTTAAAAGAAAGAGGCCTAGCCAAAAAGGATATAATTTGGTGGAAGATGGGGTACTGCTCTTCTGGAGAATATGAGAATAGGGTTATTGTACCTTCATTTAATGAGGATGGCGATGTTGATTATTTTATTGCTCGATCATATACGGGAGATTATTCAAAATATAAAAACCCCCCTGTTGGCCGGGACATTGTGTTTAATGATTTATTTATTGATTGGACATCAGATGTAATTTTGGTTGAAGGCGTTTTTGATGCAATAAAAGCCGGCCGCAATGCAGTACCGATGCTGGGCTCTACCCTAAGAGAAGAGTCAAAGCTTTTTCAGAAAATAGTAAAGAATGACACGCCTGTATATATCGCCCTCGATCCGGATGCAGAAAATAAATCATTAGAAATAATTAAAAAACTCTTGACATACGACGTTGAACTCTATATGATAGAAGTAAGCCCCTATGCAGACGTGGGTGAAATGACAGCGGAACGGTTCATCGATCGAAAAAAGAAAGCAAAAAGAATGGATTTCGATGAATATATGATATCCAAAACCAACACAATTCGATAAAATATGTATAAAATCGCGCATTGTGCCGATGTGCACATTAAAAATTTAAAATATCACTGGGAATATAAGAAGGTCTTCGAACAGATGTATGAGGCTTTGCGTTCTGAAAAAGTCGATTACATCTATATTGGCGGAGATATCGCCCATACAAAGACACAAATATCGCCAGAATTTGTAGATATGTGTTCTAATTTCCTTAATAGTTTGGCGGAGATAGCTCCAACCTATGTTATTTTGGGCAACCATGATGGAAATTTACGTAATTCATCGAGGCAAGATGCCATTACTCCTATTGTTGAAGCATTAAATCACAATAATTTGCACCTATTAAAGGATGCCGGAGAGGTTCACGTTAATGCCGATCTCTGCTTTAATGTATTGAGCGTCTTCGATGAAGATAATTGGGTAAAGCCAACCGATTTAGATAAAATAAATATTGCGTTTTATCATGGATCGGTCGTGGGAGTGCAAACGGATGTTGGCTGGGTAATGGATCATGGAGATCACGATGTCTCTATTTTTGAAGGTTTTGATTATGCTATGTTGGGGGATATTCACAAGACTAATCAAATTTTGGACCCGGCCGGCCGCGTTCGCTATAGCGGCTCAATCGTGCAGCAGAATCACGGCGAGACCAATGATAAAGGTTTTTTAATTTGGGAAATTGAGAACAAGGACGTTTTTAATGTTCGACATGTTTTACTTTCTAATCCGAAGCCCTTTATTACCATTGAATTGACCACAAAGGGGCGAATGCCCAAGGGCGCCGCAGTGCCCAAAAACGCGCGTTTACGACTAGTAAGTAATAATAATCTTCCTTTAAATGTTATGAAGCGCGCCGTCGATATCGCGCGCCATAGATTTCACCCTGAATCAATTACATTTTTGAATCGCGCTGCAGGCGAGCGCGGCAGTGTTGATTTAAATGGCAACAAATTTCTGAAAGAAAATTTGCGTGACATTTCAGTACAAGAAAGACTTATAAAAGAATATTTGGAAGGTTTTGAGGCCTCTGAAGATATGCTACAGAGGGTTTTTGATTTAAATCAAAAGTATAATAAAGCGGCCGAAGATAGCGAAGACGTAGCTAGGAATATTAATTGGAAGCTTAAATCATTTGAGTGGGATAATTTGTTTAATTACGGCTCTAATAATAAAATTAATTTTGAAAATGTTAATGGCATTGTTGGCATTTTTGGTAAAAACTATTCTGGAAAGTCTAGCATTATTGATGGGCTGCTGTATACAATATTTAATACCACATCCAAGAACGAACGAAAAAATCTTAATATAATAAATCAGAACAAAGAAGAATGCAGAGGCGCCGCTGAATTGCGTATTGGTTCTAAAGTTTATTCTATTGAAAGGACATCTCAGAAGTACACAAAGCGCCTTAAGGGAGAAGAAACCCTAGAGGCGAAAACAGATTTAGAATTTAGTGTATATGACCCTGTTATAGATGAAACTACAAGTTTTAATGGCACGAGCAGATTACAAACCGACGCCAACATTAGAAAAAAGTTTGGCACCGTTGAGGACTTTTTGCTAACATCGATGGCTTCGCAGCTAGATTCGCTGCAGTTTATTAAAGAAGGCTCTACTCGTCGTAAAGAGATTCTGGCTAAGTTTTTAGATCTAGAGGTGTTCGAAAGGAAATTTAAGTATGCAAAGGAAGATAGCTCAGATCTTAAGGCCCTTATACGACGCGTCGGAGATCGAAATTTTGATGAAGAAATAGTCGACGCAAAGAGAGATATCGGCCTTAATCGAGCTTCTTTAGGAGACCAGAAGATATTGTGCGAAGAGATAAAAGAAGAACTGGCCGCCAAAGAGGCCCAATTGGTCGAGATTAATGAGTCGATAGAATCGATTCCAAGTGAAATTATTGATATTTTGGGCATACGTCAAAAGAAAGAACAATTATTAGAAAAGATCGAGACTGAAAAGAACAATAATGTAGCGCACGCTAAGAAAATAAAAGAAATTAATAAAAACGTGAAGCGCCTTTCTTCTGTAATTGAAAAATTTGATATTGATGAGCTTAACGAAAAACAGAACGAAATCGATATAAAAAGCAGAGAGCTTTCTGATTTGACCACTGCGGCGAAACTTCTGCAAAAAGATTATAATAGTAAAAGTAAAAAACTACGGCTCTTGGATGAGGTTCCGTGTGGGGATAAGTTTCCCAAATGTAAGTTTATCAAAGATGCACATGCAGTTAAAGACGAAGTAACCCCTCTTCGAACAAAAGTATTATCCAAATTAGAAATTGCGAAGAGCACAAAAGAATATATTATAACACTTGATCCAAAAAGAACTACGCTCCATATAGCAAAGTACAACGACGCGATGAATGAATACTCTAATATGGTGTCTCTGTTAAAAGATACGCAACTGCAACATGAAAGGTCTAAGACGTCCATATTATCATTGCAAAATGAATTATATACTCTGGAAAGCGATATTGTCATATATGAAGAAAACGAAGAATCCATCGAAAATTTTGAGCACTTAGTAAAACGAAAGACAGCTGCTCAAAAAGAAACAGACTCAATGCAAAAACAGTGGGAACGGTGTAATAATGAAATCTTAGAGCTTTACAAAGCTAACGGATCGATGGAACAAAAACTAGAAAATATTAAAACTCAAAAACGAGACCATCAAAATATTCAGCAAGAATATGCAGCTTATGATTTGTATCTTCGTTGTATGCACTCTAATGGGATTGCCTATGACATTATTAAGAAACAGCTTCCTGTTATTAATGAAGAGGTGGCAAAGGTATTGGCAAATATTGTTTCATTTGAGGTGTTTTTTGAGGACGATGGAAAGCGATTGAATATATTCATTAAGCACCCCAAACATGAACCTCGGCCCCTAGAGTTGGGATCTGGCGCAGAAAAAACAATCGCCGCAATGGCTATTCGTCTAGCGCTATTGTCGGTTTCTAGCTTGCCAAAGGGAGACATATTTATTCTTGATGAGCCCGGGACGGCTCTCGATGCAGAAAATATGGAAGGATTTATCCGGATACTTGAAATAATTAAATCGTATTTCAAGACAGTTGTTTTAATTTCTCATCTTGAGAGTTTGAAAGATTGTGTTGATACCCAAATTATAATCGAGAAACGAGGGAACTATGCAAACGTCCAGGTGTAATAAATTAATTCTTTAGACTAATTATAACGAGAGGAGTCTAAGATTATGAAACATTTATTAGACAAGGGTTTTGAGAAATTTGTATCTCGCAAGCTCCTGGCTTGGATAACCGCCTGTTTCCTATTGGGGTTTGCCGATCTGGCATCAGCGGACTGGACTATGATCACTGTGGTTTATATCGGAACTCAGGGCGTTGTTGACATGGTAGCAAGATTAAAAGGGGTTGAGTGATGAAGTGGCTGGCTGTTAAAACTTTTTTAAAAAAGGCTTGGCTTAAAGCTAAGAAGTACTGGTGGGCAATTGTTTTAGGATTGGGATTCTTAACGGTAGCTCTCATCGGAGCACTTACTCGCAACGGAGCATATTTGGCTGCCCTTTTAGACTTGATGGAGTCTAAAGACGCGTCCCACAATGATGAAATGGAAACGTTGGATCGCATTCATAGCACAGAGGTTGAAGAAAAGAATAAAAGATTGGCCGAACATCAAAAAAGAATGCTGGAGCTAGAAAAGGAATTCAAAACTAGAAATGAGACGCTGGACAAAAAGAAAAGAGCTGAGCTTAAAAAACTAGTGGACGAGGATTATAATGATCCTGAGAAGCTGTCGAGAGAAATAGCGGAAGCGTTTGGATTGAGGTATGGTTAAAAAGATATTATCGCTTTGTTTGGTTTCGTTTTTAATTTTTCCAACGGTTGCCGTAGCCGACGACGAAGAAGAAAAAGCAGAGTATGACATAGCTTCATTAAAGGCGGGAGAGCCTGCGCCATTTGATGGTGTATTGTTATCTTTAGACGCCGCAGCTAAGATCGCAGTGGAGAAGAAATTTGAGGATGCGGAATGTGATTTGCGCATTGACTATGAACTTAATTTACAACAAGAACGATTTCAATTACAGTTGGACTTCAAAGATGTTGAAATTCATTCTTGGAAAGACAAGTATGAATCCATGATGATTCTTAAAGTTGCTGAAAACGAAAGGTTGCAAGAACTTGTACTTAAGCAAAAGCCCGGCTCGGAGCCTTTTATGGTTGCTCTGGGATTTGGAATTGGGACCTTGACGTCTTTGGGAATTTTTGCCCTATCGACGGAAATAGTGAAGTGAGTTTCCCCGAGCTAAAATCTAGAAATCGCTTACTGAGTTTTCTTCGAAAATATTTCAACGGCGCCGGCGCAATTGTAGGATATAGTCGCTATGGCGCTGCTACCCTTATCACCGACACCACCACAACGGCGACGGTAGCCTATGTTGAAGACGGAAAGTCAAACAAACACTCGGTAACTTTTAGAGCATCTCCCTCGGGAAACGTGGAGATAGCTGCAACCCTCACCTGCCTCCCCGGCTCGAACGACTCGGCCCAGTTCGCATTGTCAGATGACGGCTCTACTTGGGCCACTTATACGCCTATTGGAGCCTTATCGGATACTCAGATTGTTGTTTTATTTACCACTACACTCAACGACTACTCCCTTCTAACCATATACTGGACGCTCACGGGTCTCACGCCCGACGAGGAGTACACTTTTTATTTAGGTTTTGCGGCCGGCGGTGCTGGCCAAACGGTTAACGTGTATTGGGGAGGGGTCACCAGTGATCTTATAATGAAGGCCACCGCCCTCCCGGCTACTATCGGCGCCTATCCTTAAAACATGACCGACAAAGACCCCAACTATATCCCCAAGTTAGAAAAAGCTATCGCCCAAAAATATGGCAAAGAAGCGGTAGACAACCCCAGGCAGCTTTGGGACGAGGAAAAAGAAAAAAAATACATCCAAGAGTCACATGAATTAAATCAAAAGCTTGAAAAGATAGTTAATCAAACCGAGAAAGTTGATCATGGCGGATTTTTAATAAACAAAAAACTACTTAGTAGAGAAAATATAAAAAGGACGTGTTCTGTTTGCAAGAAATATTCTTTTAGCTTCCAAGACGATTTGTATATAAACAAATTTGAAACATGTTTTTCATGTTATATAAAATGGATTGAAGGAAGAGAAGAAAGATGGAGCAGCAGTTGGCGCCCCGAGAAAGAGGATATATAGATGGCCACAACATTAGAAATAATTCAGGGGATATCACAAGCAGCTGCAAATGCTTACGATGGCTCTCATGAAAAGTCTTTGAATGCGGACGGAAGGGCTCGTAAAGTGGGCCTAAAACGTGAAGAGGGACACCTTATTAATGATAAGCGCATATCCGACGGATTTAAGGTTCGTTTCCGCGGTCCTCATTTAACGATCCTCTACCAATCAGAGGTTCGCCTTAAAGAGGTGGCACAGAATGGTTTTGAAAATGAAATCACCGGAATGATAGGTAAAATTGCCTCCTTCCTTAAAAAAGAATATAAAGCAGTTACTGGGAACGGCTTAACATTGACCAAGGTAGGATCTCCATCAATTATTGTACAAAAGCTTTCAAACTATAGAACAGACGTGTGTGCCACGTGTGATTATAAAATTGGCGGCATTGGAGATGTTGATGAAGTTAAGGGCCCTTCTGAAGATAAACTGCAAGACACTTACAAAAAGTTTTTAGCTCTCGGCCCGGGCAAAAAGCGCCCTTCAAACGATACACGAGGTAAATAACTTGTGGCATGGGGTACAGTCTCTCTAAACAGGAAATAGTTAAAGAAGTCGTTAAAGCCGGTAAAGATCCGGCTTATTTTACTACAAATTACTGTAAGATTTCTCACCCCCAAAGGGGCATTATTCCTTTTAATGCCTATGAATACCAAAAAGATCTTTTAAAAGATTTTAATGATTATCGTTTTAATGTTGTATTGAAAGCAAGACAGCTTGGAATATCGACCATTACGGCGGCATATGTTGTATGGTTGATGTTGTTTCATCGCGATAAAAATATTCTTGTCGTGGCCACTAAATTACAAACATCCACCAATCTTGTACGAAAAGTTAAAAAAATTATGAAAAGCCTCCCAAAGTGGATGCGCATCTCCGAGATTTCAATTGATAATAGAACCTCTTTTGAATTATATAACGGATCACAAATTAAAGCCGCCTCAACATCGGGGGATGTCGGCCGCTCAGAGGCTCTGTCTTTGTTGGTTATCGATGAGGCTGCCCATGTTGAGAAATTAGAGGAGCTGTGGACAGCATTATACCCCACTTTATCAACTGGAGGTCGTTGTATCGCTCTGTCTACTCCCAATGGGGTAGGCAATTGGTTTCATAAAACATGCGTAGAGGCAGAAAGTGGTACCAACAACTTTTTTATGACCACTTTGATGTGGGACGTACATCCAGATCGAGACCGCCTATGGTTTGAAAAAGAAACCAAAAATATGTCGCGACGACAAATTGCACAAGAGCTTGAATGCAATTTTAATGTTTCAGGCGAAACAGTTGTTCATTCGGATGATTTGATGTGGTATATAGAAAAAGCTTGTGAACCAAAATACCGCACCGGTTTTGATAGGAACTATTGGATTTGGGAAGAATATAATCCTGAAAAATCATATATGATCGCAGCTGACATAGCTCGTGGCGATGGGGCTGATAATTCTGCATTTCACGTTTTTGATTTAACCGATTTGTCTATTGCGGCAGAATATATAGGGAAACCCACTCCTGATGATTATGCTGATATGCTCTATAATGTTGGCAAGGAATATGGCGACTGTATGATTGTCGCTGAAAACAATAACATAGGCTTTGCTGTTCTTAAAAAACTATTAGATAAAGGCTATAATAATATTTATCACTCTGCAAAAGGTTCCCATGATTACGTTGATCCCATCACAGCACAATGGCAAACGAATGCGATACCGGGATTTACCACCTCGACAAAAACAAGACCCCTCATTATTGCCAAAATGGAAGAGTTTATGAGAAACAAACTAATTAAGTTGTACTCTAACCGCTTGATTTCAGAAATGAAAACATTTATTTGGCATAATGGGCGACCGCAGGCTATGAGGGGTTATAATGATGATTTGATAATGTCTTTAGCAATTGGTTGTTGGGTGAGGGATACAGTTTTGGTGGAAAACCAGCGAGGAGTTGAATATAGTAAACAATTTATCTCTTCTATCTCTTCCAAAGAGACTAAGTTCTCTACTACTATTCCGGGCCAACTCGGACACAAAGCAACCAAACTTGTTGAACAATCAGCAAATGCGCAGGAATTCAATGATCAATATATGACTATTATAAAGGGTTAATAAATGGCATCCGACAACAACATTAAACACACCAACAATCCAAGAAACCCGGGCTCTCCTCTTTTTAAAAGATTAACCCGACTATTTTCTGGTCCGTTAATAAACTATCGCGCTCAATTTACGCGACAAGACCGCCGTGTTGCACTTGATAAATATAAACACCGATTTAAGAGCCTTAGTGGCCAACAATTTAAGGCAGCTCAGGATAATTTATCTAGAAACTACAACCTATTAACCTCTATGGCAATGCGGAATCAAAACCGCAATGAAAGGTATATTGATTTTGATCAGATGGAATATATGCCCGAGATTGCCTCTGCGTTGGATATCTACGCCGATGAAATGACAACCTCTAATGAATATAATCAGCTTATGGAAATAGAGTGCCGAAATGATGAAATTAAAACAATTTTACATAGTCTTTTTTATGATGCTTTAAATATTGAATTTAATGCATTTGGCTGGGCCCGCACGATGTGCAAATATGGCGATTTCTTTTTGTATTTAGACATCGATGAAGCAATCGGCGTCAAAAATGTTATTGGCTTGCCACCAAACGAAGTAGAGAGGCTAGAAGGACAAGATTCAACAAATCCAAATTATGTTCAGTATCAGTGGAATAGTGCACAGATGACATTCGAAAATTGGCAAGTTGGGCATTTTAGAATTCTTGGCAATGATAAGAATGCACCGTACGGTACTTCAATTTTGGAGCCGGCCCGTAGAATCTGGAGACAATTAGTTTTAATTGAAGATGCAATGTTGGCCTACAGGGTTGTTCGCGCGCCAGAACGACGTGTCTTTAAGATCGATGTTGGCAATATACCACCTCACGATGTTGAGCAATATATGGAAAAGGTAAAGACTTCCTTAAAAAGAAATGCTCTTGTAAACGCAACGACTGGGAAAGTGGATTTACGATATAACCCCCTTTCAGTTGAAGAAGATTATTTTATTCCTATGAGGGGCGGTGTAGGATCAGATATAACAACGCTTCCGGGCGCCGCAAGTCTCAACGATATTGAAGACGTTAAATATGTTAGAGATAAACTCTTTTCAGCAATTAAGATTCCTCAATCATATTTGTCTTCGGGGGAAGGCGCTGAAGAAGATAAGACAACATTAGCACAAAAAGATATCCGGTTCTCCAGAACAATACAACGACTGCAACGTACGCTAGTCTCGGAATTAGAAAAAATTGCCGTTGTCCATCTTTTTACGCTTGGCTATCGAGGGCAAGATTTAATTTCATTTAAACTCGTTTTAAATAACCCCTCCAAATTAGCTGAAATGCAACAATTAGAGCATATGCGTACAAAGTTTGAAATTGCTAACAGCGTAACAGAAGGAATGTTTAGTAAGAGATGGATTTCTAAGAACGTTTTTGCGCAATCGGATGAAGAATTTTTACGCAATCAGCGTGAGGCTTATTATGATCGTAAATATCAAGCTTCTCTTGAGGCCGTCGCAGAAATGGCAGCCGAAGAGGCCGGCATGGGTATGGGGGGTCTCGGGGCCCCTGGAGGAGATTTAGGTTTGGAGCCGGAACTCGACGAACTCGGCGCCGAAATTCCAGGCACTGAAGCGGGTGCTCTAGGCGCCGAAGCGCCGGGCACAGAACCAGAAGGCGAGGGAGAAGAGAGCTCCCTTCTGGCGGCGCCGGCAAGGAGAGAAGACACGCCCCACAAATACTCAAAGAGCGAGTACCATCCGGTAAAGAAAATAAAAGATAAAAGAAAAACAAACAAGTCTGGGCCTACGAAGAGAACATCACAAAGCCACCTACGTCCAGTTAAAGCAAGTGCGCGTAGAGACATATTTAAAGGGAGTGACCTTTTAAACATAAACTCTCTTTATGAAAACTTGCAACCTAGTTATAGGGACGAAGGCGAGCAACAGTTTTTAGAAAATTCTGCTGCTGTCAGAAAGTTGATTGACGAGTTAGAGGCAAAAAATACAATAATGGAGAGCAATACAGGTGAGGAAAAAGCACAATAAAAAGCGTAATACCGCATTTTTGTATGAGGTACTCGTACGAGAATTAACAAAATCTTTGATTCATAAAGATATTCAAAAAAGAGATCTTGTTATATCAATCATAAGGGGGCACTTTAATAAAAATAGTATTCTGTTCGAAGAGTTCGATTTATACAAAGCCCTTTTAGAGACCACCGAAGTGGCGCCCACTATCGCGGAAAAGTTATTAAACGAAGTCAAAGAATCACATCGAACCCTAGACAAGAAGAAGTTGTTTTACACACAGACACGCCTAATTAAAAAAATTAATAAAGAACTCGGCGGCGCCATTTGGAACAATTTTGTGCCAAATTTTAAATCTCTTGCGACTGTCTCCTCAATTTTTAATTCTCTAACGCCTATAAAACAGCGTGTGTTGTACGAAGATGCAATATTAAAAACAATGTCAGGAACTCAAACAAGCGCTGAAGAAATGAAACATGTTGATAGTTTGGTTTACCGATCTTTTGTTGAAAAATATAATCAAGAATATAATTCTCTTTTGGAAGAACAGAAAGTTCTTTTGGGTAAGTACATTTCTTCTTTTGCTGATAACGGAATTGAGCTCAAAGCTTATTTAAATGAAGAGATTGGTCGCCTTAAAAAAGAAATTAAAGGCGCCTTAAAAATGGAAGAAATATACACTGATGAAGACATGCTTTTAAAAGCAAAAAGAGTGATAAACAAACTAGAAGAATTTAGAACAAGCGTTTTAGGCAAAGAATTGATTCTATCGGTACTTAAAATTCAGAACCTTGTTAAGGAAATCGGATCAAATGATTAAAATTGACATCGGCGGGCCGCAAGCATCAGTTGAGCTAAACGCCAGAAAAACGCTTGATGGCAATCTTTTGATTATGGATCACGATAAAATTGATATTGTCGTTTTGCCAGAAGGGAATAAGGTTATTGCCTTCCCAAAAGACATTGCGATGGAAGATACTTACTCAATTCAGTCTAGATTTTTTGAGTATTTGGCAGACAAGGGGGTTGTTGAAAGGGAATCGGTTCAAGGGGGCAATATATTTAATTCTTTGGAGGCTGCAATTCCAGAAGCAAAACAAGCGAATTCTTTGCAGTCCGCTGTGTATGTTATTTCTGAATTTTTAAAAGAAGAAGAAGAGCTTAAGCTTGTTGTTGATTCGTATGAAAAAGAGCTGGAGGATTATTACATAAATCCAACCGATCGAGACAGCACAGAACTCGGGGAAGTTCCACAAGAGGCCGAAAAGGGCGCCATGCGACCGGGTTACTATTATATTCCATTAAGATACAGATATTAAAATGCAAGTCATAATGTGGCCCATTCTTGAAAGTTTGGTTTTTTTCATTCTTTGTGCTTATGGACTTACACAGATGCTTTGTTTTTCAAAGCTTTTAGATCGCATTAGACCTAAACATTATTTTTTTTCTTGCCCCATGTGCATAGGATTTTGGGTTGGCGTATTTCTATGGGGCGTTAATAACTATACGGAACTATTTATTTTTGATGGCAATAATCTTTTAACTGGATTTTTGCTTGGATGCCTGAGTTCTGGTACATCATATGCTTTAAATGTGATTATCTGCGACGACGGGATACAAATAGGAAAAGGAGAACGACATGACTAAATGGATGTTACAACCAGTACGACGGTGTTGCAAGGGTAGTTGACTGCTTAAGAGGATAATACAATGGCACGCAGAAAAAATACAAAAAGAATTGATCCTAGGTATTTCTTGGAAGAGCAGGGCCTCACCCAGAAGGAACTCGAAGCAATTGAAGAGGGGGTCTTCGACCGACTCCGGAGTCGCTTCGCAGGAGCCAAGGGTGCCGTAGGGGCTGCCGGCAAAGCAGTTGGCAAAAGAGCCTCCGCAATCCGCACCGCGGTCGGCGGCGGAAAAGTTCCCGAGGAAACTCCGATAGCAGGAGCCACCACGGGGGCTTATGGCTATGGAAAGAAAATAAAGATCATTGACCTTCACAAGAAAAAGATTGAAAATCTTCTTTTGAAGTTTGATAAGCCCATGGGGAAGGCTTTGAAAGATTTAGAAAATGATGCTAAAAAGCTCGGCTTGACAGATTCTAAAGCTGTCGCAGATATCTTAGGCATTCTTAGAGGACATCGAGAAGCGTTAGCCGCGGACCAAAGAGCAATTTCCAAACTTTTAGGGCAGTTCCTCGCTGCAGCCAGCGAAGGAGAGATTTCAGAGGAATAGATCATGAGGTATAAAAAAAATAAGAAAAGAATTGATCCAAGATATTTCTTGCATGAGACGGCTGATCGCGATAGAGAAATTTTACTAGAGGCGGTAGATCCAGCTATTGAGGAATTAGCAAAACGATTAGAAGTTCCACTTTTAAGGCATGGCTTTACCAATCAAGAATTGGTTGAATTTGTATATCAGATAATAGAGGCCTCACCGAAGACTGGACAGTCGGGCGAAGTACACGTACCTTCAAGACCATATAGAGGACCGGTCCCCGTTGGCTCCGGTTTACCGGGCAAGGAGAAGCCCGGCATGACTCGTAAAGAACTTGAAAAACGGACCAGACCCTGGAGCAATCCCGCCGCGGGCGAGCCAAAGGCCGCGTTTCCGCCGGCCTACACCTCTCCAACATATGAAGAAGATCCCGAGGGCCTCGTAGGTTCACCGGCCGGGCAGGCCATTGAAAAACTATTGGTAAGAAGAGAGCAGAAAGAAAATAATACCAGAATGAAAGTGGAGCTAAGGAACGCCCGACGGGCTTTCCTTATGCATGTCGGTTCTCCGCGGTCTCGCCGTGTCGGTAGGGGCACCGGTCGCATCCAGCAAGCCGCGCATCGACAAGCGCAGACGCTCGGCGCGCTCCCCGAGCCTGAAAATATATCGCCATGGGCGTCGGAATGACCCAACAACTTCTCCGAGAATATTATGAGCTTTGCGATGGGGGCTCCTGTCAGGATCTCCTTACAGAAGCTGAAAAGAAATTTGTTGCCGAAGGTGGCATGATGTTGTCTGGTATGATGCAAATGGCAGAAACACAAAATGGCAACGGGCGCATTTATCCTCAAGCAATATTGGAAAGAGAGGTTAAAAACTATAAAAAACTAGTAAAAGATAACCGAGCACTGGGTGAACTTGATCACCCGGAAGATTCGGTTATCAATCTTAGAAACGTCTCTCATCAAATAACAGATATCTGGATGGATACCAACAAAGTTATGGGTAAAATGAAGGTTTTGGATACCCCATCTGGCGGCATCCTCCGTTCTTTGGTGGATTCGGGAGTATCTATTGGAATCTCTTCTCGTGGTTTGGGCTCTGTTACTGAAAGTGCAGGAAAAACCATGGTCGAAGACGATTTTCAATTAATCTGTTTTGATATGGTATCAGAGCCCTCCACCCCTGGCGCGTTTATGATGCGAGAAAACAAAAACAGAATCAACGAGGTCTTTACAAAGGCAGACAGAATTAACCGCGTATTAAATGAAATTTTAGAGGACTAGATGAATAAAAAACAATTAAAAGAAATTCTTAAGCCCTTAATAAAAGAATGTATAAAGGAGGTGATGTTTGAAGACGGCGTATTATCAGGAATTATATCGGAGGTGACTACCGGTCTGCGCGCCGCTCAAATTGTTGAATCTCAGCCACAAAGTAAATCAAATATTCAGTCCGACGAGGCTCGTCAACGGTCAATCAGAGAGCAAAAAGAGAAATTCAACGCACACAAAAAGAAACTTTTGGATGCAATAGGAAAAGATTCTTACAACGGCATTAACCTTTTTGAAGGTACAAGTCCCTTGTCATCTGGGGGTCCTGCTCCTGGCGCGCCAATACCTTACGAAGGCCCCCTAGCACATGTTGAGGCTACAGATCAGGGCGTTAATATAGACGGCTTATTCGGTGCAGTTGGCAAGCACTGGAAAGCGCATGTAGAATCTGGGAAATAGGAATATTCAGTGGCTATTAATGTTAGTGTTTGCGCGCGCCCACGTGAAAATTCAGATAGGCTGATCAGACGCTTTATAAAAAAAGTTAAAAAGGAGCGAGTCTTAGAAAGTTATCGTGAAAGATGCTCACACTATATAAAGCCATCTGTTAAAAGAAAAATAAAACGAAGAAAGGCTATCCGAGAGCGCGAACGCCTTGAAAGAAAAAGCAATAAAAGGAATTAGTTACAAACTTAATACTATTTAAGTATAGCTGGAGAAATATTAATGACACACCCATCGAACCCAACTTATCAATACAGAGCTGGATTACAAAATGTAGGGTCTTATCAAGTTTCAGGAAAACCGTTCGTTACGGGTGCTGTAAACTGTGGAAATGTAGGCGGCCCTGTTAAAATACAATTTCCTAATGTAACCAAGTGGGTTATGATTCAGAACGAAGGCGCTTCGGAACTGCGTGTGGGATTTTCTTCTGCTTCGCTCGAAGCCGAGCTTCATAATAATACAGGGTATTTTTTGTGCCCCGCCTCTGGTACCACCACGGGCCCCGGCCAAGTAGGCCCACTTGATCTAAAATTAACAGAGGTGTGGATAAGCGGTTCTAACCATGCTATTGTTGTGGCTGGCCTAACATTTATTAATCAAGGGGCGATCAACAATCCTAGTATATCGCCAGACCCTGTAAGCGCTAGCTATACGAACTGGACCGGCAGCGTAGGGGTTTAACGAACTATGGGTGGCTGGGCATACGTAGGCGCTCACCTTTCCACAGGGAGTGGTCCAACTGGATCTTTACAGTATCTAGAAGACGATAATTATTTTACCGGTAGCAACCGTCTTGTCTTTTTGACGTCTTCTGGGGATCCTACCGGATCTGCGACCGTTACCGACCACCATACACTAAAACTTACAGGCACTCTAGATGTTTCTGGGTCAATATTTGCCCATGGGATGTATGTTACCACTTTATCTCACAAACACGTTACTGTATTTTCTTCAAGCGGCGCTTCAAAGTTTGGGGATACCGCGGACGATCTCCATCAGTTTACTGGAACAATATCAATAGGCGCTGGCCCCGTGGTGGGGACGACACCGTCTATTTCTGGTGCTGCCAAAATTGGGGCCGGCTATTTCTCTTCTAGTGGCGACTATGGCGCCGGCCTGGGCTCTACTATTGGCGGCGAAACATTATTTTCAGCGCCCGCTTCTGCAATCAAGGCCTCTGGCTCCATTACTGCTTCTGTGGCCATAAGTGCATCCGGTCCAATATTGGGCCAAAGTATAACATTGGCACATGGCTCCATCAACAATACGGGAATTATTTCTGGTGCTGCCAGTATTGTAGCTGGAAGCACGCTCTCTGGTGCTGGCGCAATCAGCGGTCAAAATCTAGTAGTTGGCCATGGCTCTATTAGTGCGACAGGAATTGTTTCTGGCGCTGCCAGTATTGTAGCTGGAAGCACGCTCTCTGGTGCTGGCGCAATCAGCGGTCAAAATCTAGCAGTAAGTACAACTGTGGTTGCCGGCACGGCTATTTCAGGTGCTAATAGGGCGGCAGCCGCCTATTTCTCCTCTAGTGGTGATTATGGTGCTGGCCTGGGATCCACTTTCGGCGGCGAAACATTATTTTCAGCGCCCGCTTCTGCAATCAAAGCCTCTGGCTCTATTACCGCTTCTGTGGCCATAAGTGCATCCGGTCCAATATTGGGCCAAAGTATAACATTGGCACACGGTTCCATCACCAATACGGGAATTGTTTCTGGCGCTGCCAGTATTGTAGCTGGAAGCACGCTCTCTGGTGCCGGCACAATCAGCGGTCAAAATCTAGTAGTTGGCCATGGCTCTATTAGTGCGACAGGAATTGTTTCTGGCGCTGCTAATGTAATAGCAGGTAATGATGTTTCTGCTTCTATTGGTGTACTCGGTAGAAACTTGGCAGTGAATACAACTGTGGTTGCTGGCACTGCTATTTCGGGTGCCAATAGGGTGGCAGGCGCCTATTTCTCCTCTAGTGGTGATTATGGCGCTGGCTTGGGCTCCACTTTCGGCGGTGAAACATTATTTTCAGCGCCATTCTCTGCAATCAAAGCTTCGGGGTCAATCACTGGAAGTAATATAGTTTCGTTAGTTAATGTTTCAGGAGCCGGCTCCCTAGTTGGACAATCGCTGACAATCAACAATAACGAAATTATCAACGAGTACGGCCAGATCCTCGGCGCCACTTTCCAATATAATGTAAAGCCCACTGGGACAATAAACGCCGCCCAAGTTGGGTTTTTGAAGCCTGAGCATGGCGATATGTACATTAATTGCTCTGGCGGCGGCGTTATAACCTTGGAACTACCAAGGTTGGGAACTGGTGCAGAAGATATTAGGTCGGGGAGTTGTTTCTTTATCAAGAGAGCCGCTGTTGGTAAATTCACCCCTTACCATATGAATCATAATGTAAAAATTATTACACCGTACTATCCGGGCGATAATATTGATGGCGCCGGAGAGATATATTTAACAACACCGGGAGCATCTGTGCAACTAATTACTAGTGGCACGAGCTGGATGGTATTCTAATGAAAAGGATAGAAAACTAAATGGCTTATAAATTTCAAACTGGATCTTTTGAGGCATCAGGTAGCATAGAGGCAGATGGAAGTATTACTGGCTCTGGCCCAATATTAGGCCAAGACATAACATTGGCGCACGGCAAGATCAGCAATACAGGAGTTGTTTCTGGCGCGGCGAATGTGATAGCAGGCAATAATGTTTCTGCCTCCCAGCTTATCGAAGGGAAAAATTTGGCAGTAAATACAACTGTGGTTGCCGGCACAGCTATTTCAGGTGCCAATAGGGTGGCAGCCGCCTATTTCTCCTCTAGCGGCGACTATGGTGCTGGTTTGGGCTCAACTTTCGGCGGCGAAACCTTGTTTTCAGCGCCCGCTTCTGCAATCAAGGCCTCGGGGTCAATCACTGCTTCTGTGGCTATAAGTGCATCCGGCCCAATATTGGGCCAAAGTATAACATTGGCACACGGTTCCATCACCAATACGGGAGTTATTTCCGGTGCGGCGAATGTGATAGCAGGTAATAACGTTTCTGCCTCCCAACTTATCGAAGGGAAAAATTTGGCGGTGAACACAACCGTGGTTGCTGGCACGGCCGTTTCAGGTGCTAATAGGGTGGCCGGCGCCTATTTTTCCTCTAGTGGTGATTATGGTGCCGGTCTGGGATCCACTTTTGGTGGGGAAACCTTGTTCTCGTCGCGCGCTTCTGCAATCAAGGCCTCTGGTTCCATTACCGCTTCACTTGACATAAGCGCATCTGGTGATATAGTTGGACAAAACTTGCATATTGCAAATGGCTATGGCGATGGAAATGGCGGCGGGACGATTAAATCTGATGGCACCATATCTGCTTCTGCTGGTTTGACGTTACGCAATGGTAGCATTAGCGCTGCCGGCGCCATATCTGGTTCTGGGAACGGCATTATTGGGGGCTCTATAATTGTTGGAACCACTGTCTCTGGTGCCGGCGCCGTCAGCGGTCAAAATTTGGTGACAGCAAATGGCAGCATTACAGCAGCAGGCGCCTTTTCTGGCGCGGCTGGTTTGACTATCGCTGGGAATGCTGTATTTAGTGGCGATACAACCACCCTGGTGGGCCCCACCGCCGTCGGCGGAGCGACGACTGCTGGTTCTGCTAAAGTCGGTGTTAACACTACGGCGCCTAAAGTTTCATTCAGTGTACATCATACCGGCGCCGGAAATCCAATAAACCTTTCTAATGATACGGGCGGCGGAGAGGTCTTATATTTAGGCACAGCCACCACCACTCTGGAAGCGGGTGGCTTATATTATCTGAATACCGCTGGCACATGGACCTCGGCGTCCGCGACTGCTACAGGAAGCGGTCATACTCAACTTCTTGCAATTTCTATTGGTAGCAACCCTAATTCGAATGGAATGTTAGTTCGTGGCTATTTTGATGCTCATACGTGGTTCTCTGAGTCATTTGTAAAAGGGGGCCCCGTATATGTTTGTAGTTCTAGTTTTGCGCACAAATCCTTTATGACCAGCGGTCTCCCCGATACAGGCAAACACGAAAACGGGGGCGGGAACGCTTATGTGAGGGTCGTTGGTTATGCAACCGATGTGGCAAATGTAATTTATTTTAATCCCAGCACCACTTATGTTGAACTAGGTGTCGAGGAATAATAATAGTGTCAATTAAAACTCTTAATTCGGTTTCAGGCGAATCAATCAAATCGATCTTGGAAGTTCCTGGCGATAACATTAAAAATGTATTGGGTATTGAGGGGGGAGGAGGAGGAGATGCCTTCGTTGCCGCATGTCAGAGCACCGGGAATCTGTTCGGACTATGGACTTGCCAAGAAGTTAACACTGGAGACTTGGCCGATGGTGCTACAATAATGACAGAGATTGGCGGTAACGATAAACCAAACCTCATCGCCGAGCTGGCCAGTACAGGAAACTGGCAGATTGAAGACAGCAGCGCGCCTGGCGGCCACTCAACAGCCTTAACAAAGTATGTTTCTACTGACGCTGGGGATTGTAATACTACGAACTATGGCGCAGCCCAAGACTCCTGGACAGCGCCTGTCGGTTGCTGCGATCCGGTCGAGCCTTGCGCTGGGTTCGTCATCTTTTACCAGCCGTCCGTTCACAGCCGCATCGAGATAGTGTCTTATTTCGGTACCGCCACCACACCACAAGGCACGGCTAATGTGCTGGGGCTTGCCACATACAACAAAATTAACGGGGTAACATTCGGGGCAACGGGGACTAACTTTGCGCTATCCCACGGTAATTCAAGCGACGATAGAACTAACAATTGGTGGTTTTTTGCGTGGAGACTATATGACTCCGATGCCAACGGTAGCGCTGATAGATTCGAAGCATTCGTTCAACAGATAGGTAGTAACTGGGGTACCAACCAATCCACGTGGGATATGGCACCATCTTGTGACCCGTGCCCCGCCCCCCTTACCGGCTTGCGCTTTGGATATAATACAACCGGAACACCGCCCGCCGATATCAGATGGGCGGCCCACGCGATATTTAGTGATGACGTAGACGAAGATACATTTGAAGGCATCTTTGAGGCTGCCGGCTTAGGTGCGTGATGGGAATATGACTGCTTTTTATCAAGCCTCGGTGTTTGAAGATATCTATGAAGCTCTTCGTGAGGTATAAAATATTGTCTTTACAGTCTTTTTAGTATTCTCAATACTAATTAAGTTGATAAATTATCAGGAATGGGAGTGATTTAATGTCTTCATTGTTAGAACAGGCTATCGTCGACGCCGCAGCCCTAAAAGAGGCCGCGCTAAAAAACGCCGAGAATGCCGTATTAGAGAAGTATTCGGGGGAAGTTAAAAACGCTCTCGGCACTCTTCTAGAACAGGATCTAGATATGGGCTTAGAACAGGATCTAGGCATGGGCTTAGGAGAAGATGTACCTCCCGCTCAAGACGCCTCTTTTGCTGATGATGTGCCGTTGGCTCATGAAAATCCCGACATCGAAGGCCCCGAGGATGAAGAGATGATCGAGATTGATTTTGACGATTTGAAGGCTCGGCTCCATGCCGAAGAGGAAGAGGGTCTAGGACCCGATGCCTCAGAACTAATGAGTTCCGAGGAGACGGCCGAAGAAATTTTTGGCGGGGAAGAAGAAGCTCCCCCCCTAGGTGGCGAGCCAGGAGCGGAAGTCCCGGAAGCTCCGGAGGCTGCGCCACTAGAAGAAGATGTTGAGATCTCTGATGAGCTTATCGATGCCATAGCGGAAGAGTTGACGGTGGACGTTGCCTCTCGGCTGCAGGGATCTATCTGGCCGAAGTCCAAGGAGCAAGCTGAAGAAGCCGCTGCTGAAAACGCGGCCGCTGAGGCCCAATCGGATGAGGTAACCGATGAAAAAGAAAATTATCTAAAACTTTATGAATCACAAATTGTTGACTTGCAAAACGAGGTCGGCGGTTTAAGGTCCTTGCTTGGAGAAGCAAAGGATCAATTAAATATCTTGATATTAGAAAACGCCAAACTTCTTTATCAAAATAAGGCTTTGAATAGCACCTCCTTGAATGAGCGACAAAAAGAGAAAATTGTCGAAGCTGTTCGTAACGCCAGTTCGGTAGAAGAAACGAAGATGTTGTTTGAATCACTTCAAGGCGCAGTGGGCGGTCACACGACTCGCCGTATTGAATCACTTCGCGAAGCTGTTAGTAAACCAACCACTTCTATGCTTTTAGGTTCTAGTATAGACTCAAATAGAGGTAGAAATGCTTCTACTACTGTTGATCCAAATATGGATCGAATGTTACGTTTGGCAGGTTTAAAACAATAAAATTTTAGGAGGTAATATAAAAAATGTCTATTGTTCAAAAGTTAACCGAAGGTATTATTAATCGAGATCTTTCTCGAGAAGGCGAAGCTCTAATCTCTAAGTGGGAAAAGACTGGTCTTCTAGAGGGTCTAGATAATGATCATCTTCGTAACGGAATGGCGTCGCTGCTTGAAAACCAAGCAAGAGAGCTACTTCGTGAGGCCTCCAGCATGGCTGCTGGAGACGTTGAGGGCTTTGCTGCCGTCGCGTTCCCCCTCGTTCGCCGAGTATTCGGCAATCTAATTGCCAACGATCTTGTAAGTGTTCAGCCCATGAGCTTGCCTTCTGGCCTGATCTTCTTCCTTGATTTCCTTTATTCACCCGATTCTGGTGGTGCTTCTGCTAATGAGAAGTATCGTCTAGGTAACGATATTAACCAGTCACTCTTTGGTGGTGGCGTTGTTGGATCACAGATTACTGGCGGTGTGGATTTGGCCACGGGTAATAATCCCGAAGCCGGCCCGTATGCCCTAAATAATGGTTTTGCGTCGCCTACGGCTTCTTCTACTCTTGCCGGAGTCAACTTTACTGTAATTGCTTCCGGTACCGCTGGTCAAACAGACACGACTGGTAGTCGTAATGTTTCTGTTGTTGCCGGCAGTAGTGCCCACACTTTAGGAGCACTTACTCAATACGATCCGGATTTCCTTTCTGGCTCGAGCCAAGTTATTGTGTGTCAGGTTTCTGCAAGTCTCTTTACTGCAGAAGGTGCTGCTCTAAATGCAGATGATCTTGTTGCTATCCAGGTTTCTGGTGGTAAGGGCCCCGTCGGCGGGAATGTTCTAGGTGGTCCCGGTATTCTTAATTCTTCCGGAAGTGGCGACTGGCCCACCGCTGGTGTCCGTCTCGTTCGCAGACTTACCCAGTTTGGTTCCGCATCCAAGGGAGGTCCGATCGGTGACCGTGCTTCAACATCACTTCTAATGACTTTTGTTAGTCGTGATGGTAGCGACTCTCTTCCGGCTATGAAGTTGATGACCGGCAGTATACTCGCAAACAACACGTGGTCGTGGCCCGAGACAGACGACTTTGACGTCGGTACGGGTCTAGGCTCTCTAAAGGGTGATAGTGAATGGGGACTGGAAGGTAGTCCAAACATTCCTGAGATCGATATTAAGGTCGACAGTGTGGCTGTTACGGCAGTTACCAAGAAGCTCAAGGCTAAGTGGACCCCGGAGTTAGGACAGGATCTTAACGCCTACCACAACCTTGATGCCGAGGTCGAGCTTACTCAGATTCTATCTGAGCAGATCGCTCTTGAAATTGATCGCGAGATCATCGAGGACTTAATTCGCGGTTCGAAGGCTGGTGTTCGTTACTGGTCACGTGCTGCAGGTCGATTCCTTGATCGCGAAACTGGTAAGGAGGTTGGTGCCACCACGGCTACTCCCGACTTCACCGGTAACGTGAGCGAGTGGTATGAGACGCTTATTGAGACCATCAATGATGTCTCTGCTCAGATCCACCGTAAGACTCTACGCGGTGCTGCTAACTTCGTCGTCTGCGGACCTGAAGTTGCCAACATCCTTGAGTTCACGGCTGGCTTCCGCGCCAATGTCACTGCTGACAGTGATAAGGGCACGATTGGCACCGTTAAGGTTGGTTCCGTTTCTAAGAAATGGGATGTTTATGTCGATCCCTACTTCCCGCGCAGCCTCGTGCTGGTGGGCCGTAGAGGCGGTAGTTTCCTAGAGAGTGGTTATGTATACGCTCCCTATGTGCCGCTGCAGACCACGCCTACAATCTTCGGCGTTGAGGACTTTGTACCCCGTAAGGGCGTCATGACCCGATATGCCAAGAAGATGGTGCGTCCAGATATGTATGGACTAGTTGTCATTCGTGATCTAGTTTAATTATAACTGACGTAAGGTCAAAATAGTTAAAGCCCCGTCTCTTTTGAGGCGGGGCTTTCTATTTATAACAGTATCACTAGTTAACCTTGAGGACTAATAAATGGCTCTTCCAAAATTAAATCCAGCTTCTACTACGAATTCTAATATTTTACCGGTCACGGGAACGTCCGGTGATGTTGCCGCGGCACTCCCTTTTGGCATTTATGAAACGACGGCATTTCACGCCGGCGCAGCTGATCAGGTAGCATACACTTATAAAAAATTAGGCGGTGATATATTAGATATTGAGTTAACGGCTGGAAATATATATGCAGCCTATGAAGAGGCCTGCTTGGAATATTCATACATTGTTAACGTGCATCAGTCGAAGAATTCGCTCTCAAGCTTTTTGGGTCACTCTACTGCCTCCTTTAATCAGGATGGGCAAATTACAAGCGGCCACTCTCTTTCGGGTTCAAAAATAGAACTAAGATATCCAAAGTATGATTACGGCTATATAAGGCGAGTTGGAGAACGCGTTGCTACCGATTCTAATGTTGGGGGCACCGAATATATTTATTCAGGATCTGTAACCAAAGTTAATAGTCAATCAGATTATGATTTACAGACTATTATTTCTGAGTCAGCGGCAACCGATTCGACTGTTCCGTATTATGGCAAAGTCGGTAATAAAAGAATTACAATTCGGAGACTTTATTATAAAACACCTCAAGCCATGTGGCGCTTTTATGGTTATTACGGAGGATTCAGTGTAGTTGGAAACTTAAGAACTTACGGACAGTATGCAGACGATTCCACATTCGATATTGTACCTGTTTGGCAGAACAAACTTCAATCAATGGCTTACGAGGATGCCTTAAATACTAGGGTATCTCATTGGTCGTATGAGATAAAGAATAATATGCTTCGTATACACCCTACTCCCGGATCTAACAGTCCAGCAAAGTTTTGGTTTCAATTTACTGTAGAGACGGACCCTTGGGACGATTCTGCTGGAGATAGGCTTTCAGGAGTCAAGGGCGTCAATAATATGAATACGTTACCGTTTCAAAATATAGCCTATAATAGTATTAATTCCATAGGAAAGCAGTGGATCCGCCGCTTTGCTCTGGCCTTGGCAAAAGAAATGCTAGGACAGATACGTGGGAAGTTTGCTTCTATTCCTATTCCAGGAGAATCGGTCACCTTGAATGCTTCTGAATTGTTAGCCCAAGCGAAAGCGGAGCAAGATGCTTTGCGAGAAGAGCTTAAGACAACATTTGACGAACTTACGTACTCTAAACTTGCCGAGGTCGATGCAACAATCGGAGATAATGCTGAAAAAGTTTTGGCCGATATACCGGCCGGCATCTACGTAGGGTAGATAGATGGGAAACACGAACAACAAATGGGATCAACCTGCGGCCCCTCCTCCTCCCATGTTTTTTGGGAAGAAGGAGCGTGATTTGGTCAAGCAGGTTAATGACGAGCTAGCTGAGCGCGTTATTGGGCAAACTGTTATATATTACCCTATTGACGTTGATAGAACTAATTTTCATTCGTTATACGGGGAGGCATTGGATAAAACCTTTTTACCGCCAGTCCGAGTATATGCTTATGTAGTTGTTGAGAACGAGCAAACAAACGATAAATACAGCTATGAATATCAAAGCAAATTAACGATTCATTTTCATCGCAAAAGATTAACAGAAGATCAAAATCTTTATGTTCGCCCTGGCGACTTTGTTCAATACGGCGATAAGCTATACGAAATAGCCAAAACCTATAATGATACTAAATATTATTTCGGTCAGGTAGAACATAAATTTCAGATAAGTGCAGATTGTGTCCGTGCACGCAGAGGAACATTTCGAGGTATAAACGATGACAGTTAAAAAGAATCAAAAAGAGTTACAGAACAAGTTCCCCATTCGATTTGCGTATATGGATGATAATACCACCGAGGGTAAAGTACAAGAAGTAGTGATGATGCCTTCTACATTAGAAACCATTGATTATGCTCTTTACGATTTTATTAACGAAAAATTAAATTTATTCACCACCACCAACGAAGGCTTTGAAAAGGTGCCCATTATTTGGGCGTCCGCAGAAAGAGCTTTTCAGATTAAAAACAACAAAGACGTAAGGGACTCAGAAGAAACATTAATACTTCCCCTTATCACTGTTGAAAGAAAGTCGGTTATCAAAGAGCCAAATAAGAGAGGACTTCCGTGGGCTAATGTAATGCCAATTAACGATTCCAAAGGGGGCACTATTACGGTAGCTCGACGTCTTAATCAGAAGAAAACTTCCGAGTTTCAAAACAACTTGGCGGATCGTAGATTTGGCCCGGGCAACGTGCGTTCCTCTATGCATGCCACCAATAAAAGAAATATGGTAGCTGGAAAAAATGTATATGAAACGATAACTATACCTCTTCCCACCTGGGTGACCGTTGGATATGAAATTAGTTTGCGCACCGAATACCAGCAGCAAATGAACGACCTTATCCAGCCGTGGGTGACTATCGCAGGGAACAGCACAATGCCTCCTCGAATCGAGAGAGATAATCACAAATTTGAAGTGTTCCTTGAAGGAAACTATGCAAATAATAGCAATACTAGCAACTTAGACATGACTCAAAGAAATTATGAGACAGTAATTACAGCAAATGTTTTAGGATATTTGATCGGCGACGGGCCCAACCAAGAACGTCCGAAGATAGTAAAGCGTCAAAATGCCGTAGAATTTCGCTTTGCCAGAGAGCACGTAGTAGTGGGAGATATACCCGAAAATATTGATAGTAGAGGTTTTTATAGAGAATAAGACTGTTGGGGTGCCCCTATACTATTTAATAATGAAAATAACTTAAGTTAATCACTTAATTAATGCAAAAGGAGAACATCAAGAATGGCGGTTAAGAAGTTTAGATTTGTATCCCCTGGCGTTTTTGTTAATGAAATTGACAATTCGCAGGTACCAGCGTCTCCAGCTGGTCTGGGCCCGGTAG